TATCTGAAGCATTTCTCAGCCGCCTACGCGGCGAGTTTGCTGAGAACGAACCAGCCATAAGCGTATCAATTCAAGACGGCGTTAACGTCACACCAGAACTTGAACAAGTGCGAGAACTTGTAGAAGGGCATGTAAGGTTTATCTTTAACGAACAAAAGAGGAGCGGTGTACAGACCGCAATTTTTGATGAAGTTATAAGTGGCGGATATAGTGTCGCCAAGGTCTATCCAAAATATGATGAAGGTAAAACTTTTAACCAAAAGATTGTATTTGAAAAGTGTTATGATTCTACACTTGCGGGTTTTGATGTGCTTGCTAGAAACCCGAGCAAAAGTGATAGCGATTATAGTTTTGAATTATTTCCATATCCAAAAGAACGCTTTGAAGAAGTATTTGGTATTAAAATTGACGAACTTAATTTTAGCCATGCGCAAGAAAAATTTAGCTGGTTCTATAAAGTAGAAGATCAAGAAATAGTAGTGGTTGCAGATTATTACGAAAAACAACGAGAAAAATTGAAGATCGTACAGCTTTCTACGGGCGAGACTATCGACAAGAAAGACTACAACAAACTCATAGAAGAACTACAGTTAGTCTCATTAGAAGTACCGCCCGTAGTCGTACAAGAAAGAGAAATGGAAGTAGAAAAGATAATACGTTATCAACTTATTGGAGATACGATTTTAGAGCAAGAAGAAGTTAAAAATACTGATTTATTGCAGCACGTATTTTTTGATGGTAATAGCGCTGTATTGAATGAAGGAGGCTCTAGAACGCATCAAATGACTAGACCCTACTTGATTAACTGTTTGGGTGCGCAGAAGCTTTATAATAACCTAGGTATAGCATTGGCCGATGAGTGCCAATCACTCAGTAAACATAAGATTTTGATAGCCGAAGAGTCTATATCCCCTAACTACGAAGAACATATAACAAAACCCCAGCAATACGATATTTTGGTATATCGGGGATTTTACAATAACGATCCTAGCAAACCAAACCAGCTACCGACACAGATGCAGAGAAGCGCTTTTCCTCCTGAGATGTTCGCTCTGTTCCAATATATTCCTACTATTTTCCAAAATATATTGGGTTCATATGATGCGAGTTTAGGAATAAATAACAATCAAATATCTGGAGTAGCGTTGCTACAGGGAGCTATACACTCGAGTTATACAGCCAAACCATTTATAAATAAATATATTCTTTCGTTGAACCAAGTTGCTAAGATCATATTGCATCTAATACCTAAAGTTTATAAGGGTGAAATGTCGCTGCCTACTATCAATAAAGAAGGTGAAACGCAATATCATGGTGTTAATGGAGAGGGACAGCCGTCGCTCGAATATGAACCTACAGAATTAAACATTAAGGTAGAAGCTGGAGCGGGATTTGCTGCACAGAAATCACAAGCAATGATGCAGTTAATACAATTATCGCAAGCTATGCCTATATTTGCGCAGTTTATGAATACCAAAGGATTAAAGATACTCGTAGACAATATAGATATTAAAGGCGCTGACTTATTAAAACTAATGGCAGATCAGTTTATGCAAGAACTTGAACAGCAAAAGCAAATGGCCATGCAACAGCAACAAACTATGGCTGGACAGCCTAATCCGTTGGCTTTACGTGAAAAAAACAAAGAGATGGAAAATCAAATAAACGCGCAGAGATATAATACACAAGCACAGATTGATTCTGCAGAAATAAATCTACGCGAACAAGAATTGAAACTCAAAGAAATGGAATTAGCAGGAAAAATGCAGACAGAGGAGCAATATGTTTCGCTCGAGCAAGAGAAAATTGAAGCAGAAAAGGCAAGCAAAGTTGTAGAACATGCTACGAAGTCGATAGATCAAATGCACCGGCATCATATGGATCACAAGCAGCATTACCTAAAAGAGCGTGAACTACATCATAGAGTTACTGGAAATCCTCATTTTTCAGGAGAATAGATCAATAAACACAATCGGAGAATATAAAATGGTTAAGAAGTGGATACAGGCAGCACACATAAAAAAAGGCGCGTTACACAAAGAATTGGGTGTCCCAGCAGGAAAGAAAATTCCAGAGAAGAAACTGAAAGCAGCAGCACACAGCAAAAACCCTGTAGAACGCAAAAGAGCTGTGTTGGCTGAGACTTTTGCTAAGATGCGTCACAAGAAAAAATAATTAGCATTGCTGATCAATTTCATCTTTCCACTGATAAGCGGTAGCGTGCATTCTTATGCAACACTCGTTTCTGCATTCAGCCTCATTTTCTTCATAATGAAATGTGAACACTTCGTGGCCAAGGTATACTGGTGTTTTAATGCCGTTGATCGTAACTGGAGGTGGAGCATGGTTCTTACATACGCAGGTACCATAGACACCTCCGGTGATTAGTTTTGCTTCTTGAGTGTTAAGTTGTTTCATTTTTTATTCTTTATTTTTTTTGTTGCTTTGATTTTCTTGTTGATCTTATCTCTTATAATTTTTTGTCGTTCCTTTTCTTCAAATTCAATTCGCTGTCGTACTTTTAACGCCTCATTACTTAATTCTCCAAGATGATATTGCACGCTTTTTAAAGAATGAAACAAGCAGTTTATGTGTTCTTCTACTTTTGCAATTGTCTCGTGTAATATAGGGGTCATTTTTAATCTCTCTTGTTTGTTTTATTTAATGCGGTAATGCCTATCAATCTCTTTATAAGTAATATTTGTTCTTTGGTTTTGTGGATTTCTTTATATACCGATGAAAACATACTAGCCAAATCTTTACATTGGTCCTTAGAAAAGCCGCCTTCCAATCCTTCGTCGTCTGAAAACTCCATTAATTCCTTGTATATTTCCTCATGTTTTTCTGCTGGTATATACTCTGGTTCTTGCCTGTTGGCTTTTATTGTTTTTAATTTATCAAAAAACAAATCTAAATTATTGCCCAACACAAGTGAAGCGGAAAAACAACCAACCAACGCTTGTGCTTGATCTAGTTTAAAGCCCGCCTCTTCTACCAATCTATCTATTAGAGTTGCGTCTAATGTTTTGTATATGATGTTCATGTTTTATCCTTTGTTTATATCCTGTTTTTTAAGTCTCGATAAAAATTTTCGTGTGTACCAAGAAACAGTAGCAACCTTTCTTTTGGAAACCATTTGTAAGCTAGTAGCATTTTCAAATGGTGCATTTGGAATTTGTATACATAAATTCCAGCTAAGTTACCTTTTTTTATTTGCCCTATTTTTGGATTATTAATAACATCATTGATGGCTATATCAACTATTTCTTTTTGATTATCATGCAGCCGTCTATATGATTTATTAAAGGCTGGTTCTTGAGTGATTGTTATGTTTTTCATGTTTTTGATCGAATTCAAAAGGAATTGGAGTTTCTGCTAATGCTTCAAAAATGCCTTCTATAAAATCACCAGGCAAGTCTGGATTGTCAATTGCTGTTCTTCCGATCTTTGCCCAGTATAAAATCTGATTAGGAATAGAGCGAAATTGGGATTCTGCCACTGGTTTTGTTTCATTGTAAAAATCTTTATCTATTCTTATTGCTATGCTGCTCATGTTGCCTACATAATTAGTTATTGTGTAACAAGTGTAGCTTAAGTGCGTTGATAATGCAACTATTTGTTGCTAATTTAGCAGACGCATCTGCCAAATACATTTATATTGTCAAACGTATAGTGTCGCCAGGAAAACGTATAGTGTCGCCAGGAAAACGTATAGTGTCGCCAGGAAAACGTATAGTGTCGCCAGGAAAACGTATAGTATCGCCAGGAAAACGTATAGTATCGCACCCGAAAGCCACGCTAGATAAGGAAACCAGCTTTTGGTAAAGATAAGAATAAAGCTTTTAAAGATAATAAAGCTTTTAAAGAGATGCCAAAAACCTTTCTCTTTCTTTTTTAAAAGCATATTTAAGGTTTATTTAAAAATCCCTATTGACACGCCTTAAGAGAAGCTTAAAATAACCTTAACTATTTATTTATACGCAGTTTTTGCGGTTAAAGAAACAAAACAAATACCACGTTGGCATGGGTTAACAGCCAAAAAGGTTTCGAATGACTGAAGAACAAAACGTTTCACCTAGTATTTCGCCTGCAGTAGAGACTGCTCCAGTAACTGAAGCATCTCAACCGCAGACAGTTGCAGAGACAACACCTGCTGTATCGTCTGAACCTGTAAAACAGGCAAAGACTTTCAGCGAAGAACAAATGAAAATAATTTCTGCTGATGTGCGTAATCGTACAGCAGCTAAATTACGTGCTGAGTATGAGGCGCAATATAAAGCGCAGCAACCTCAGCAACAGACGCAACCAGAACAGGCAGCACCAGTTGCATCTAGCATAGCCGGCTTAACCGAAGAACAGCTTTATAATAATTTTAGACAAAGGCAGGAAGCAGAGCAGCAACGTTATCAATCGGAAAACATAACGAATGAGTTTTTAACGAAGATTCAGGCGGCTGGTAAAGCTGACAAAATAGAATCTTCAGGGCTGGGACAGATTCCAACCAATCACCCGCTCGTAACGATGCTTAATGGAATAGATAATCTAGGCGATGTTATAGATGAGTTTGATTCTAATCCTGTAAAAGTTGCTAATTTGTTGGCTGTAACGCATTTAAATCCGATGAATGGATTTAAGGCGCTGCAAGAGATATCGCAATCGATCAAGCGAAATAAAGAAGCGTTGGCAAAGGAGAAAGCTCCCGAGCCTCTAAGTCAATTGAAACCGTCATCTTATGGTTTGGGTGGTGGTGCTTCTTCTGTTTCTGAGAAACGTAAAAGCTCGTTATATAAATTCTAAATAACGAAAACCATTACCCGAAAATTTAAAACTAAATAAATTTGAGGGTTCTATGGCTTCTCCAACAATTAATTATTTACAACAGGTAGAAACTTATAACGCTGATGCACAATTACCTGGTTTTTTAAACCAGAACTGCTTTGTATCAGATATTTGTAATCATGAATACACAGACTTCGATAAAAAAATACCAGCAAACTTAGGCGACACTATTGGTGTTGCATTGCCAATGGCTTCTGCTGCCAACGCTGGTTTAGTAGTATCAGCCCAACCAATCCGTCAGAACATTGCGCACTTGTCAGTTATTGGCGCTGCAAACGTTGCAGTTGCTGTAACTAATCAACAGCGCATTTTTAACATGGATAAAGACGGTTTTTGGAAGATGACAGGTAAAGGAATGGTTTCAGAATTAGGTTCTAAAGTAGAGCAAGCAATTGCTGCTCACGTTAACAGCTCTGCTGTCGATATGCGCTCTGATTCTGCTACTTATGGTCAACCACAATACCTATCTGGACCAACCAGATTCGTTGATTGCACAGCTACTGGTTTATTAACCTATCAAGCGCTAGATCAATCAATGAGCGATTTTCTTTCTATGGGTGCTCCTGCTGATGATCATTGCGTCGTATTACCAACAAACTACTACAGCCCAATTATTGGTAGTGGTTTAGGTCAATTCGTTCCAATTCGTAACGACGAGATTGCACAAAGCTGGTTGGTAGGTGAATTTGGTAGCCCACGTACTAAATATTATCGTTCTAATTATTTGCCAACGCAAACAGCTGGTTATATCGGTGCAAATGCTATTGAGTTAACAGTAGCTAGCACTAATGACCCAACCGGGAACAATGTTACTTCTATTACATTTACTGGTGCTGGTAGTCATATTGGAGCAATTAAAGCCGGAGATTTAGGATATTTCGAATCAACTTCTAACATATATGCGCTAACTTTTTATGGGCATATGGTAACAAATCAATTAGTCCAGTTCCGCGCTATTGCTGATGCTGACTCAAGCAGCGATAGTTTGACAGTCCAAATTATTACTAACTCACACACAGAAGGTCAAGGCCTTTGCTCTGTTGCTGGTAATGCTCTGCAGAATATTAGTGGTCCTATATTGGCGGGCATGACAGTTAAATTCTTACCTTCGCATCGTTGTGGACTTAGGGTCTGTGGCAAAGCATTTTACGTCGCAATTCCGAGATTAGATGATGAACGACCATACGATACCTCAGTAGATACTGATGATGAAACTAAAGTTTCTCTACGTATGTATTATGGTGCAGTATTTGGGCAAAACCAAAAATGGTTGGTGAATGATGTTATCTGGGGCGGGTTGCTTGTGTCTAGGTATTCGCAACGCATCTGTTTGCCCTTAGCTGGTAACGTTGCATCTGCGTAGTGTAATTTTTGATTGACTTTAAAAGTACACCCTGATACGGTGTACTTTATGATAAAAAAAGAAACTAAATTAAGATTTGAAAGCAAAATAAACAAGCTTTCTCATGGTGGTTGCTGGGTCTGGACCGGAAATAAGAATGAAAAAGGATACGGTCTAGTTCGCATAGATGGCAAAAGATATAAAGCGCACAGGATAGCATACGAGCTTTATATTGGTGATATTCCTTCGGGAATGTTGGTTTGCCATTCTTGCGACAATCCCGAGTGCTGTAATCCAAAGCATTTGTGGCTTGGTACCCATGCTGACAATCAGCGGGATAAGATCGCTAAAGGCAGGGATCACTTTAGCAAAGGTTATGTGGTTAGCGACGAGAACAGGGTTAGAATTAGTGAATTACACAAAGGTAATACATATAATTTAGGCCGAGTTCTTAGCGATGAACACAAAGCCAAGCTTAGTGCCAGTCATATAGGCAAGACGCTTAGTGATGAGCACAAAGCGAAGATTGGAGCATCGCTTATTGGTAGGCCGGTTAGTTCTGAGACAAGAGAAGTGCTCAGAGCTAAATCAACTGGTAATAAGAATGCTTTAGGCAATCGACATAGTGATGATGCTAAAGCTGCGAGAAGCAAAATGATGACTGGAAACACTCGCGGTAAAGGCAGCATACGTAGCGCTGAATCTATAGAAAGATATAGGCAGGCGGCTATAAAAAGAGAAGCTGTTCGTAAAGCTAACAAATCTTTAAATGATATTAACAATTTAAATTGAGGTAATAAATATGACTTTTTTTACAGGAATTAATACACCAATTCCAGGATCAAGAAATCCCGTTGGTTATATAACAGGTCTTACTGCTGCCTGGGCTAGCAACACCACTTTAACCTTAGCCGTAGGAGCTTGTTCAGACTCTACAAACGACATTGATATGACTGTAGCAACTGCTATAACAATTAATGCTGCAGTAAACGGTGCTGCAGGTTTAGATACTGGCTCTTTGGCAGCAAGTACGTTTTATTATGTATATGTAATTGCCGACTCCAGTGGTTATACGCATGCGTTACCATCTGCTGTAATTTCAGCTGCTGCACCTACTGCTACTACAGGGCCACTAATGCCATATGGATATAACACTTGGAGAATGGTAGATATCAAAGTAACTGATGGTTCCTCGCATTTCTTATTGACTTATACAAATGGTCAATATAGTTATAGAGAGTTTATCTATGATGCTCCATTAACAACCGGTTCATCATCTCTAACAACCTCGTATGTTGCTCTTCCGTTAACTGCTTGTGTAGCCCCTATTGGTACACCAGACGTTAATTTTGTAGCTACGTTTACCCCTAATGCTGCAGGACACATTGCCTATCTACAACCAACTGGTGGTACGGGTAACGAAGCTGAATTAAGTGGGGTAGTTGCAACAGTAGCACAAGTGGCTGATCTAGAATGCACAGCATTTGTTGTTAGTGGTGTTCCTAGCATTAGTATAAAAGGAACGGCGGCTACAGACACATTGGTGCTTTTAGTGAAATCATTCACATATTGTGTTTAGGCGAGGTAATAAATATGACTTTTTTCACAGGTGTTAATACGCCAATTCCCCTTTCAAGGAATACGGCGCCGTATATAAGCGGATTAATCGCTAGTATAAGCAGTACTACGCCAACTACATCGCTAACTCTAAGCGTAGGTTCTTGTTCAGATTCTACGAACAACATTGATATGGTTGTGTCAACACCTATAACAATTAACGCTACAACAGAAGGCGTAAATGGTATAGATGCTGCAGCAGCTTTAGCGGCCTCTAGCATTTATTATGTTTATGTAATTGGCTCAAGCGATGGTATTTATTTACCACAAGCGATACTGTCTTTATCTCCTACCGGACCAGCATTACCTGAAGGTTACGACAGTTGGCGTATGGTAGATATTAAGGCAACTGGCGTGGCTTCTACATTTTTGCTTTCTTATACAAATCCAGTAGCATTAGGTCGGGAGTTTATTTATGACGCTCCAGTTAAAGTGCTAAACGGTGGCGCAGCAAATACTTTTACTGCTGTTAGTTTAGCAAACGTAGTTGCTCCCATAGGTTCTCCAGACGTGCATTTTATTGCAAGCATTACCCCTGTTGCAGGTACTGGTGCCGGTGATTCTATTACTTTAAGACCTACAGGATCGGCTAGTGCCGGTTTTGCAATCTTAAGTGGTAGCGTTGTATCAAAGGCGCAAGTAGCTGATCTAGAATGCCCAGCGTTTATTGTAGGGGGCACATATCAAGCGGTAGATTATACACTGACTGCAGCAGGCGACGTGGCCAGTTTGTGGGTAAAAAGCTGGACGTACACAGTATGAGTTAACTGATTTACTTATTAACTTATCATTCTAGCTACCGAGAATTGCTCGGTAGCTAGAGGTGGGGGACAATGGCATATTCCGTAAATGAGTTGATTACGAATGCGTTTTATCTGAGCAAGGTAAGATCACGTGATTTTCAAACTGTATCAGGTAGCGATGTTACAATCGGGCTAGACCTGTTTAATAAAGTATTGGCTGGTACTGCAAGCAATACGCGGATGATACCGTATTATTCAGAATATAGTTTAAATGCGGTTATTGGCCAAGAAAAATATTTTATACCTAATTTAGTTGAGCCTTTTTCGCTCACGTTTAACATGACGCCGGTCAGGTTTGCTACAACAAAGCTTAGCCGAAGACAATTCCACTCAACGACAAGAATAAACAACATTATTGCGTTGCCTTTCGATGTAACCTTTGAAAGGGCGTACAATGTAAATATTGGCGCAGTTGCAGTAGTTGTTGCTGGTAGTGGTTATGCGATTGGCGATATTTTAACGCTTGTTGGCGGTAACAATGATGCAACACTTACGGTTACTGCGCTTAGCGGTACAGCTGTTGCTGCTGTTAATGTTTCAAATCCAGGAACTGGATATAGCAATAATACAACTTATGGCGTAACTGGCGGTACAGGTTCTAGTGCAACATTTGCTGTTACGCTAGGAAATGATGGCTGTAACATGTCAGTACAATACTTACCTAACGAAACGTATCCCTTTCGCGTCTGGGGAAAGTTTGCGCTTAGTCCTGTTACGGTTGCACAATTACCTATGGATTTAACTACTGTATATGCTCTGTGGTACATAGATTACTTAGAACACTGGGTGGCAAAACGCATATGTAATTATTACGGCGTTGCTATAAATCCTGAGGTGCAGGCAATGATTGATAATATCAGTTCTAATATCAACGATTGCAACGTTATAGACTTGACGTCAGAGAAAATTAATTTGTATTGTAATCGTGGCCAGCCGAACTGGATTACTTTGCAGTTATCGCATGGTTTTGAGCCGGGGTATTAATGGCCACACTTCCACTACAACTTCTATGCAGTTCTAAATTTGGGCGCTTTAGTAAAATATCGTTAGAACAGTGCTGGAACATGTTCCAAATTGATGGTTGGATGGTTCCATACGCAGGTTATATATCTGTAAATGCACAAATAATAACGGGAGTTGGCAGAGGAATATTTTATAGTGCACGTTCTAATACTGGTTATATGGTGCTAGGAGAGAATGTGTATAGTATAACATTTCCCAGTGCCATTCCCTGGCAACCAATAGTAACTTACGTTGCTAGTTTGTCTACATCGTACGGTGATGTGTTTATAGACGAGAACTTGATGGATCAAATAGCATTTTGTGATAAGCAATATATTTATATATATGACTATTCAACCAGTGCGTTTGCTCGACTTCCATTGGATTTTAGCGCTGGATATGTA